CAAGATGTCGACAGCAGGCTCGCGCTCGCGCAATGCCGTGCAGTCGCAGTTCGGATTGAAGAATGGACTGGCGAAACGATGACAGCAATCTGGCCCGACAACTTGCCTAAGCGCTTCATCGTTCCGTCCTACCAGGAAACCAGACCAGACAACGTCGTTTTTTCAGAGGTGTCGATCGGGCCCGCGAAGGCCCGGCGGCGAACCACGTCGAACGTCTGGGAGCAGAGCGGCACTATGGTCATGACATATGACCAGTACCGCGCATTCCTGCAGTTCGTCTCAGTTGACATCAGCGATCGCTCCAAGGCGTTTTGGTTCCCCGACAGGCTTGGTGGACCAAATCTTCTGGTTCGAATCAAGGAGTCTCCGAAGGCTTCTCTTGATGGCAATTTGTGGCAGGTCTCGCTAACGCTTGAGGTGCTACCGTGAGCCGCACAGTTTCTTCCAGGTTTATCTCTGCGGCCAATGCGCAGGAGACAGATGAGGTTATCATCTGTCTCCTGACCGTGACGCACGAAGAAATTCCGGAGCCAATCTATATATCGAGTGACGCAACGGAGCGTCTCTCATCTGATCCGTTGATCTACGGAACGACGAGCCGGAGTAATCAATACCTTTACCTGCCGTTCGAGTTCACGCTCCCAGACGATAAAAGCGACAGTCCTCCGCGTGTCCAGTTGACTATGGACAACACGGAAAGGTCGCTAGTATCCCTCCTGAGATCGATCTCTACGCCAGCCGATGTTCTGGTCGAGATCGTCCTTGGTTCAGATCTGAATCAGGTGGAGCTTGTTATGCCGTCGCTGCAGCTGGGTGATGTAACCATCAGCGAAAGCACCATATCGGCTAGTTTGATCGCCGATTCACTAATCAACGAGCCGTACCCGGCAGGCCTTTTTACTCCGGGCGCATTCCCAGGATTGTTCTAGTGGCCGATCTAAACGACTTTGTCGGAATCCCGTATGTAGCGCATGGACGCACTTACGATGGGGCTGATTGCTGGGGGCTGCTTTACCTCTACTATCGGGATGCGTTGGGCACGCCTATACCTTCATATTCAGCTGAGATGAACGATCGAAGCTTCCATCGGCGAGATATCGGCCCTCTCATGGATAGCGAGATCGAGAAACTTTGGGTGCAGGTGGACGACCCAGTGCCTGGTGACGGTGTCCTGCTGAGGGCTGGACGGTTTAATTCGCATGTTGGTGTATTCCTTGGATCCGGTCGCATCCTTCACAGTGAGGGGCCGGAGCATTCGGTTGTGGCGCGCCTTGACGACATACGGTTGCGCTCACGCGTAACCGGATACTTCAGGCTGAAGGCCAACTAGGGCGCCAGGCGCCAGACAGGTTCCAGAAATGATAGTTGCACGCAACGTCGTGGCGCATAGCCACGCCGGCGAAATCATTGCGCCTTCCGATACGGTTGATGTGTATATTCGCCCTTCGCCGTTTCGGCAGGAAAAGAAGCATTTCAGCGTGTCGCCCGGTCTGACGATCAGTGAAATCATTGAGGATTGCGCCGAGAAGGCTGGACTGCATCCGGAGAAAACGGCGCTCTCTGTCTCGCTGAATGGTCACGCGATCAAGCGTGCAAACTGGGATAGGATCCGCGTAAAGCCGGGCGTCACTATTAATGTCGTGGCGGTGCCGCGCGGTAAGGCGATCGGCAAGATTCTTGGCGCGATCATTTCGCTCGTAGCTGCCGTTGTCGCTCCATATCTTGCAACTGCCGTGTTCGGCTTTGCCGCGGGCACAACCGGCTTCACTGTTGCGACTGGCCTGATTGGCGCCGGCCTGTCGATGGCCGGATCGATGATTGTAAACGCGCTGTTCCCGCCGGCTCAGCCGAACAATGGCGCGGACAATACGAAGACACTCTATTCAATCGGTGGCGCGCAGAATGAATCGACGCAGTATGGCGCGATTCCGACGGTCTTCGGCACGCATCGCATCTCGCCCCCGTATGCGTCTGGCCCATACACTGAAATCATCGGTGACGACCAGTATCTTCGCATGTTGTTCTGCGTCGGCTACGGCCCGATAGCAATGTCCAACATCAAGATCGGCGAAACACCGATCAGCAAATTCGATGGCGTCACGATCGAGGTTATTGAAAACCACATCACTACGCCGCCTACGCTCTATACCCAGCCTGTTTATGAAGAGGACGTATCCGTCCTCATGGAATTTGCAGACAGTTGGACGACCCGCACAACCGCGGACAAGGTGCAAGAAATCTCTGTCGACGTCTCGTTTCCCAACGGCGTCTATCAGGTCCGCAGTTCGAACGGCGAAAAGGTAAACTACACCGTCGGCGTTGATGTCCAGTACGCAGTGGCTGGGTCTGGCGCATGGATCACGGCCGGCTCTGTCGTTCTGACGACTAATTCGAGCCAGGCGGTTAGACGAACCGTGTCATGGTCCGTAGCTTCCGGTCAGTACGATGTTCGGGTGCGGAAATCTACGCCAGACAACCCTACCGTAGATGATCAGGTATCAGAGGCTGTCTATTTTTCGGCGCTTAGAGGCCGTCGCCGGGTGGCGGCAATCAACTTCAAGAAGCCTCTTTCAGTCATCGCGATGCGGATCAAGGCTACGAACGAACTATCTGGCGTCGTAGATAAGCTGAATCTGATTGCCTCGCCTCGTATTCGTTCATGGAACGGAACGACATGGCTTGCCAACCAGATCACCAGCAATCCAGCAGATCACTTCAGGCATGTGCTTCAGGGAAACGCGAATGCGCGACCTGTGGCAGACGCAATGATCGACATCGCTGGCCTGCAGGAATGGCACGACTTCTGCCGCGTAAAAGGCTTCACGTTCAATCTTGTGGCCACCGAACAGCAGTCCGTTTACGATCAGCTTCAGCAGATAGCGGCCGCCGGGCGCGCCGCAGTTTCGCTTCGCGATGGCAAGTGGGGAGTTGTCTGGGATGTTGAAGATTCGCCGATTGTACAGCACTTCTCGCCGCGCAATTCGTGGGATTTCTCGTCTGTTAGGGCCTATGCTGACCTGCCGCACGGTTTTCGCGTGCCGTTCATCAACAAGGATAACGGCTATCTGAATGATGAGCGTGTCGTCTATGACGACGGCTACACCGAGGCCAACGCCACCAAGTTCGAAGGCCTGGATTTGCCAGGTGTCGTGGATAAAAATCTGATCTGGAAGCACGGCCGCTACCATATCGCGCAGCTCCGACTTCAGCGCGAGACCTACACCCTGACGACCGACTTCGAGAACCTTGTCTGCACGCGCGGCGATCGGGTTCGCGTCAACCACGACACAGTTCTCTGGGGGCTCGGTGCGGGTCGCGTGTCGATGGTGACATCTTCCCCTGACACTGTCACCATCGACGATACATTCCAGATGGAGGCTGGCAAGACCTATTCCATGCGCTTCCGTCTTGATGACGGAACGAGCATCGTCAGGCAGGTCTCTGGTGTAGATGGCGAGTTTCGCACATTTACACTTGTCGGCTCCGGCGATCTCCCGACGCAGGGCGACCTTACGCTGTTCGGGGAAAATGGCCTCGAGAGCGTAGTGCTCCGCGTGAAGAGCGTGACAGCACTGTCAGATATGACGGCGAGGGTGGAGCTCGTCGATGATGCGCCAGGAATATTGTTGGCAGATAAAGGTGATATTCCGCCTTTTGAAACCGGCATTGCTCCCCTGGTGGATTATCGATCCTATGCACCACGTCAGTTGTCTTATGTCGAGTCCATTTGGACAAAGGCATCAGGTCAGTCGATGTTCCGGCTTGCGTGGCAGCCGCCAGAGGTTGGCACTGTATCGAGCTACATTGTTCAGTACGCCGTCAAAGGCAGCAACAACTGGTATCCTTCGGCAACTGTGCCTGGCACGGCCTATGATCTGACTGGAATTGATATTGGCTCATACGATGTCCGTGTTAGGGCCGTGTTTGACAATAGCCAGTTGTCTGACTGGGCAACAGCAACGATGGTTGCGTCGATATTCGCTCACGATCCAGCCGATGTATCTGGCTTCAAAATATCAGTCGCGGGCGACACGGCTACACTTCAGTGGGATGATCCGCAGGACGAAACAGTTGGATTCTACCAAATCCGATTCTCGCCACTGACGTCTGGCGTTACGTGGCAAACGTCGACGCAGCTTAGGGACGGGGTCACAGGAACAAGTATCCAACTTTCTGCAATGGTCGGTACGTATCTGATCAAGGCTGTGACGTATGCAGGACGTACATCGGTAAATGCAGTATCGATCTCGACGACCGTCGACCCCCTTACTTCGTTCAATGCAGCCGAAGCGCTTCAGGACGCTCCTGAATTTTTAGGGGCCAAGAGTGGCGTGGCGGTTACGTCCGGTCAACTCAGGCTGGAGAGCGGCGGCAATATCTTTGATCTTGCTGATTTCTTCGCTCCACCTGATTTCTTTCTGTCAGGCGGCGGTTTTGCCTCGGAGGGGATCTACGATTTCGAGAACATCATAGATCTTGGCGACGTCTATACGTCGCGCGTATCCGCAGAAGTTTTGGCGTTTGGTGAGTTGACCAGTGAAGACGTGTTCTCACGTCCTGATTGGTTCGGAACAGACGACTTCTTCGGAACTGCGTCGGAATCCTTGTGGGATGTCACGATCGAAATATCGACTACCAATGACAACCCGTCCGGGTCCCCAGCGTGGAGCGACTGGACCGAACTCATCTCTGCCGACATTTCGGCGCGCGGCTATCGCTTCAGAGCAAAGCTTCGGTCAATGCAGTTCGACGTTACTCCGGTCATCACCGGACTGGCTGTAACCGTCGATATGCCGGATCGAGTTCTGGCTGAGAACGATCTCGTCGTCCCCGTAAGCGGACGGACGATCAGCTTCACACCACCTTACTTCGTGCTCAGCGGAGTTTCGATATCCGCGCAGGGCCTACAAACCGGCGACTACTACCAGATCACCGCCAAGGATGCCGACGGCTTCACCATCATTTGACTACGTCGCAAAGGGATACGGGACAACACAATGACGCAAGCAACTACATGGTCGGTGCCGCTAGTCGGGCCGGCCACCCCAACCGTAATGGCGCAGCGGACCGACGATTCGCTGGATGCGCTGCTTTCCGGTCACTCTGGCTCGGCAAGGCCGTCCTATGCCGTCGCGGGGACGGTGTGGCAGGATACGAGCGTCGCCGGAACGGTCAGTTTCTACCTGTACGATGGTTCAGATGACAACCTGCTTTGGAGCGTCAACACGTCGACCGGTGCTGTGTCATTCGGCGGCGTGACGCCATCGGCAAATCAGACATACGGGCAGTGCCAGTTGACGCTGTCCGGCGGAAATCTCTTGCTGTCCCGCAAAAATGGCAGGCTACTGACGATCAATGGGGCACATTATGTCATCCCCTCCGCAGGGGTTACTCTCGCACCAACCGGCCTGACGCCGGCCTCTCTGCGCTACATCTACGCCTACATGAACTCAGGCACGATGACGCTGGAAGCATCGGCAACAGCCTATGCGACGGATTCAGCAACTGGCGTTCAGATCAAGAGCGCCGATGCGACAAGAACCCTCGTCGGCATGGTCTACCCAGAGACGGGTCCGGTATTCACCGATACGCTGGCCAAGCGCTTCGTCCGGTCGTGGTTCAACGATCCAGGCGTCAACCTGCAAAACAACTTCACGGCCAACCGGGCTACGTCGTCGCCTCACACGACACCGCAGGAGGTTGACTCTGAGATTCGTTGTCAGTTCCTGTTGTGGGCCGGCGAGCGAGTGAAGGCGACTACAGCAGGAAGTTTTGTAAACGGCAATGCTAGCGGTACGCAAACGACCGCGATCGGCTTTAACACCACTTCGTCTCCAGAGAACGGCGTGGTTGCCTCCGTGGCAGCATCGGAAGTTATCCCATTCTCCTGCACATCCGTCAAAGAGGGGCTGAGTGAAGGGCTAAATTTCGCTACCCTGATGGGGTGGGTTAGCACAAGTGGCGGCGCGACTTTCTACGGTGACGTTAATGGACGGCGTACAACGCTTTCTGTCGATACCCGCCGGTAATCATCTTCCGCGAGCAAAATCCGCGTGCTAAAGCGTCGCAAATGATCAGGCGCTTCCTTTTTACTCTACTTCTCCTCACAATTTCAGGAAACGTCATGGCCGATCCACTTTATGGGCGGGAGAATCTCGCCGCCTTCTTTGCTGCGCAAGTGCGGGCAAGGACAAACGGCACACCAATCAAGATCCACATCTTCGGCGACAGCAAGGTTGCTGGCATTGGCGTCTCTGACGGCTATCGCCTTGATCAGCTTTTGGCCGAATATGCATCGCGTGTCGGGTATCCTGTTATCGTCACCTATGAGGGCTTCGGCGGCCAGAATTCCTATCTGTGGGCCAACAACGAGGATAATGACTTCGTTCTGGAGCATCCGGACGTAGATCTTCTCATCGTGGATGTCGGAACGAACGAAGGATATCTCGGCGGCGCCACCGGTGGGCCGCAAACGGAAGCCGAGACGAAGGCTAACTTGCTGGCTGCAGATGCCCGTATCCGGCTATCCCGGTCACATTCTTCCCTGTCGATCCTCTATCTCGGGCAGACACCGGCAAACAATTGGGCCACTGCCTACAATCAGACGACCGAGCGCATGCAGGTTGTCAACGGCATCATGAAGGAAGTTGCCGAAGAGACGAACGCAGGCTATTTCGACACGCTGCAGCTCTTCACCAGAGCCCATGCAGAAGCCGGATGGAT